AAAAATAGGCATTGACATTTCGCTTGTAGGTAATTATCCGTGGATCTATCTAGATGCTGTGAATGGTAACAAAGTTCAGCGCGAAGATTTTGTTAATGCTAATCACGGTTATACAATTGCGTGGAGTGGTTCAAAACTAAATGATAAACCACATTTAAATTGGCAAGACATAAAAAAAACTTTTGAGTTAATTCGTAAGTACAAATGAAAGCAACACTAACTTTTAATTTGGATGATGGTGATGATGCACTTGCGCATTTACGATGCGTTAAGGCAACTGATATGGCAATGATGCTTTGGGAGTTACAAACGAATTCTTATCGCACATTTACTAAATACAACGTCAATCAAAATTCAGATTATCAAAAAGGAATCGAAGAAGTATTTGAACACATTAGAAATCTGTTTGAAGAACACGATATCAACACACATAAATTAATTGTATGAGTGTATTAGAATCGATGGTTCAAGAATTGTGGAATGCACCAAAAGATAAATGGGCATGGAATGTTATATTAAAAAAAAATAAACAAATTATGAGCGACAATAACAACGCATTTTTGCGTTCACAAATCAAAGCATTCCATCCAACGTGGAGTGATGAAGAAATTAATAAAGAGATACAAAGAATTTTAAACGATACTGGTGATGATTGCTTGTATTGTGGATCGTAGACAACAAAAAGAATCTATTCGTAGAAAATAAACAACATAATAATATGGCATTACGCGTAAGCATTCCAGCAGATTATTCAAGCATCACGCTTAAACACTATCGCGATTTTAAACAAGCGAAAAATGAAATCGAACAAGTGTGTGCGTGTTGTCAAATCGATAAAGAAAAAGCAAAGCAAATACCAGTTAAAGATTTGCCGACTTTGATTAATGCGTTCGTTGATTCTTTGCAAGAAGAACGCGCGAAGTTCTTTCAAGTGATTACAATTCGTGATAAAGATTTTGGTTTCATTCCAAATCTATATGACATTACTGCAGGTGAATATGCTGATATATCTGAATGGTGCAAAGATGTGCATACGAACATCGTTAAAATAATGGGTGTGTTGTACAGACCAATTGATAAACGTGTTGTTGACAAGTACACAATCGAAAAATACACAATTGAAAATCGTGTGCTGAATGAATCGTATGTTGAGCAGATGACGCTCGAACAATTCAACGGTGCGATGCTTTTTTTTTCGACTTTACTAAGCGAACTAAACAACAATTCCCAAGAATTTTTGGAGCAGACGCTGATGGAGTTGCAGAAGAAGATGCAAGATTTGACGATGGATTAAAACAAGTGTTAGGTCGTTATGGCTTTTACCATATGTTTATGGAAGCGTGCGAACGTGATTTAACAAAGTTGGATTTAATTAGCGAAAAAAAGGCGTGGGAACTATTTACTTATATGAACTATATGCTCGATTATAATTATGTCACAAATACAATCATTAAACGAACTTATCAATAAATTCCAAACTTGGGTTGATGCTCATTATATAATCAAAGAATTTCGCTTTGGTCACATCGATACGTTTGATATCGAGAAGTGGAATGAATTTCCAATGTTCCAAGTTATACCACCATCAGTTACGTATGCAACTGGTGCGAAAACATTTTCATTTCAAATAATTCTCGCGGATCTTCCGCGCGACAAAGAAACAAAAACAGATTATCAAAAAGAAGTGTTGAGTGACTTGCAACAAATCGTTGAAGATTTCATTGCTAATGTTATGACAAATCGACAAGTGTTTGGTGAATTGATAAGTGTTCAGAACGTAGGCATTGAACCATTCATTGAAGAATTTGCAAACGTGTTAACCGGTTGGACAATTACATTTGATATGGTTGTGCCTTATTATTGGTCATCGTGTGATACACCTTCAAGCATATGAGTAAAGACTTTTATATAAAAGCAATTGCAGGTGGTGGTGATATGCTCAAATCTGTTTACGATACAGATGTTGATGGTGTTGTTGATAGCGCAGAAAGAATTCAAATCGTTGTTAGAAATTCAACGGGTTCAACATTAACGAAAGGACAAATCGTTTATTTGAGTGGTGCAACTGGGAACAGACCAAATGCAGTTCTTGCACAAGCGAATTCAGAAGCGACATCAAGTAAGACGATTGGAATGGTGATTGCAAACATTGCCAATAATACAGATGGTCAAATTGCGGTTAATGGAACTTTGCACGATATCGACACAAGTGCATTTACAGCAGGTGATATGTTATGGTTATCAGCTACAACAGCAGGTGGAGTTGTTGCGAATACACCACCAGCAGAACCAAATCATTCAGTGTTCATTGGTTATGTTGCGCGTGTTCACCCAACGCAAGGTCGCGTTGTATTAGCTATTCAAAATGGTTACGAACTTGATGAATTACACGGTGTTCAAATTACAAGTATTGCAAATAATGATTTGTTACAATATGATAGTGTTAGTGGTTTATGGAAAAATGAAAGTTTATCGAGCGCAGGAATTGAACCTGCAATAACAGCAGGTACAACATCGCAATATTTTCGTGGTGATAAGACATTTCAAACATTACCTATTCAAAACATTCAATCCATCACAGATGGTACTGCGGTTACTGGTACAACTACAAATACATTAACATCATCAATTTTAATACCTGCAAATACAATTGCAGTTGGTGATGTTATTTACGTGAAAACAAGAATCAGAAAAACAGGAACGTTAGGCGTAGTAACTACACGTATGTATGTGAATACAAGTAGTGCAATTGGTGGATCATTGATAGCAACAAGTGCAGCAGCAGCAGCACAAACATTATTTTTTCAATACACAAGAACACTTGCAGTTAAAACTGCTACAAACACCGAAACAATGGCAGGTAATGCTAACATCAACGCAGACGATAATACGGGAATAATCATAGCAGTTAGCACGAATAATATCGATTGGACACAAAACCAATACATCATTGTTGCGGTTCAAAATGGTTCAACTGGTGATACAACCCGAAGTTCATTTATACAAGTTCAAATAAACAAAGGTTAAGATGGAAGCAATCGAAGTAAAAGGTTTAGAATTGACGTACAGAAATAACGTGTATGTATTTCACGAATATGAAATTATAGATGAACAATGTGTGCACTTGCATTTGAACGAAGGTATTTATGCAATCACATTACCTTGCATAATTAACACGCAAGTAATTAATACACTTGATGAATTTAAAAACGCAATGAAATGACACGCGAAAAAATGCCGAACTTCTTTTCAGTTGTCGATGAAATGGCAAAGCGTTTCATTGAATTGATGCAAAGTGATTACAGATTAAAACGCAAAACAACAACCGGTGCAGGTCGTTCACTAACAACGAATCGCGTTAATACTGGCGCGTTAAATAAATCACTTGCATACAGATTGAAAATCAAGAAATCAAATATCGGTGTTAGCGTATTCGCGAAGGGCAATGCAAGTAAGTATTTTGGATCAATGGAAGATGGTCGCGGTGCAAATAAAAAAGCACCACCATCAAGTGTTATTTATGATTGGATTAATCAACGTGGCATTAAGTTACGCGATAAAGATGGTCGCATACAAAAGCAAAATGAATCACTAAAACGAAGTGTTGCATTCTTGATTGCACGAAGCATTGGTAAGAAAGGTATCAAAGGTTGGAATGCGTTCGAGTATGCGCTCGATAACACTTGGGACGAATATGAAGAAAAATTATTTGTTGCTTATGGCAAAGATTTCGAAGCAACATTAAACACACAATTTCAATAATTATGGCAATTACAATTCAACAACAACCCGAACAATTTACACCAGTTGGTCAACGTCTTATCTACGTTGCATCTTCAACCAATAGTGGTAACGCAGGTTTTCGCTACGTATTTGATTTCGATGATTTTACAATTAACGTACAACCAAACGCGAATGGTTATGGTGTGTTAGATATCGCACCTATCATACGTGAAAAGTTGTACCATTCAACACTTGCAAATTTTTATAACATTCAAGATGAAGCAAGTTCGGTTGTATACGCACGTGCAACGATTAAAGAAGGTTGGTTAATCAATGGTGTGTTCACCGTTACAAACGTTGGTCAAGCACTTTCAAGTCGTGGTTATTTCTTTCTTGCAGAATATCAAGTTAGCGATGGTTTTCAACCAGACCCAAATGAACGTTATGCGCTAAATACAACTGATAAGTATTTGTTATCAGAACGCTTGAACACAACCCACATATGGAGTGATTATACAAGTATAGGTGGTTTAACAACGAATGAAGTTTACATACCTGCACGATTAAATGATTATGGCATTATGTATTCAGTTGGTCAGATATCAACGTATTTAACCGATACAGAAGCAGTTGAAATTGCAGTTAATATATTCAATCAATCAAACACGTTAATCGATACAATCACTTATGCATTGAGTGGTGATCCATCAACATTAAATGCATTCGGTATATACCCAGCAAATTTGTTGTCTGATGGGGCAACAATGACTAATTGGAAATGGTATGATGTGTATGCGCGTAATGCAGGTGGTTCAAGGGTTTCAAGACGTTATGTTTTTTATCGCGTTGATGATGATTGTTTATTCGATAACGTTCGCTTGATGTGGACAAACACGTGCGGTGGTGTTGACTATTTCAATTTCACAAAACGAAGTGAGTTGAGTTATAACTACGAAAGAAAACAATATCAAAAAGTTATTGGTGATTACAATTCAACAACGTTTGGTTTCAACACATATGATAGGGGTGTAACAGATAGATATGTAAACACAACAAAAGGTCTTGTGATTAATAGCGATTGGTTGAGTGTTGGTGAATTCGAATTCTTGCAGACATTGTTGCGTTCAAATGATGTGTACATTGTTGATGATGGTGGTGGTCAAACACCAGTATTAGTTGCTGATTCGCAATTCACAATTAAGAATGAAAAATATAGTAAGTTGTTCAACGTCACTTTAAATTTAAAATATAGTCAAGCAGTAGGATTATGATAAACGAAGTTATCTTATCAGTTAACAATGGTGATGGTACGTATGCAGTTCTTGACTTGTACGAGAATGAAAAATTGCATCTGAATTTTAAATTCACAGATATCACAGATTTTAGTGCAGTTGGTAATTACTCGCGTGAGTTTCGTATACCTGCAAGCAAAACAAACGTTGATTTTTTTGGTGCTATTTACAACGTGAATTTCGATGGTTGGTTTGACTATCGAATCAAAACAGAAGCAACGTTAACGAGTAACACTATACCAGTTGCAACGGGTCATATACAAGTTAAGCGTGTGTATTGGTCGCAAGGTAAGTTGTTCGAATTTGAGATTGTATTTTTTGGTGAAGTGCCAAATCTATCACGTGCGTTAAATGAAAAAATGTTGCGTGACATTAGCACAATTGCGAATGGTGATTTAGATTATCAGTTGTTGTATGAGAATGTAAGTGGAATGAATGGTGATGTGATTCTTACGTTGTGCGACAAGTTCAATTTAACTGCAAGTAATCCCGAAGGACAACCAATATATTACGTACCTGCACTTGGTGTATTTGGTAATACAACACCGTTGTATGTAGGTCATTTAACACCAGCAGTAAAAGCTAAGTATTTGTTTGACCAAATTCTTCTTGATGCAGGTATTAGTTACGAGAGTGATTATTTAGATAGCATTTTAACTAATGTCTATGTACCATTTGTAAATTCGCAATACTTAAATGGTAACAATACAACTGGTGCAATCGCATCGAATTTAGCACTTGCAAGTAACATCAACAACATCACATTAACTACAACGTCAAGTGTTTATAATCTGTATCCACAATTTACTGAATACGAAGATGCATCGAATAGTTGGAGTGGTGGCATATTTACTGCACCAACAACTGGTACATATACGTTTAGATTTTGGGCGCACGGAAGTGCAACACGTAACAACACAAATACTAATTTAAGTATTACGAATTTTATGGTGTTGTTTTCTGTTAATGATAATTTGAATGTTAGTTTAAATGACATCATACCACAACAAGGAACTGTAAGTGCAACTAATGTTGCGTGTGATGTTGTAAAAACATTAACAATGAATGCAGGTGATACAATGAAAGTTGTAATTGCTTGTAATGGCGAAGCAATTGGTAATGGTGCAGAACCTTCGTTAGATTTAGATTTGATTGGTAATGGTTCAAACGATTATACCGGTACAGGTATCGAACTGCAAAGTGTGACGTCAGAAATATATGGTAGCGTGAATGTGTTTATGGAATTCAACGCTCCCGAAATGAAGCAAATTGATTTCATCAAAAGCATTCAACAAATGTTCAATTTAGTTTTCGTTCCCGATAAAACATTACCAAACACGTTGCGAATCGAACCAATGAACGAATACATCGCAAGTGGTAACACGTTAGATTGGACGAAGAAATTAGATTTGAATAAAGACATTGTTTATTCACCAACAACAGATTTGCAGAAGAAGAAATTCACGTTCACGTATACTGCTGATGGTGATTTTTGCAACAAGATTTATCAAGATAACGGAAGAATTTTTGGAAGTTATGAAGTGACTGAAAATGATTTCGATGTTATCAATGATTTCGCAACTGGCGAAGAAAAGATTGAACTTGCATTTGCATCAACACCGTGTAATGGAATCGATGGAAGTGATGTTGTTGTACCAAAGTTCTTAAATGAAAGTGGTGAATTCGTTGTACCTAAACCACGCATACTTTATTACTTCGCGAACTTTAACGTGCAGATGTACAATGAAGCAACTGATGCAATTGAAACAACAAGTGTGAAGTGTTTGAATAATTATTCAACGATGAACGCAGGAGTTAACGATTTAGATTTGAACTTTGCGCCCGAAGTTCCATTGCACACAATTACTGCATCACCATATAACAATTTATACAATCGTTTTTGGCGCAATTACTATCGTGAAATATATGATGGTCAAGCTCGAATAATGGAAGCATATTTTGCACTTACGCTTGAAGATATTTTTACATTTTCATTCGCTGATAAAATATGGATCGTTGATAGTTGGTGGCGCGTGTTGGATATTGATGGTTATGTACTTGGTGAAATGGACGTTACAAAAGTTAAATTGATTCGTGTGTTGGATATCGATAATTCGTGTGATGCTACACCAGTTAGTGCGAATAAAGACAAAACATTAAATTGGGAAGATTCAAACGGTGACCCAGTTGAAGCCACAGAAGATTGTTGTCGCAGGTATGGTTATTTTTGGAATCCATTAAATGACAAATGTTATTCGATTCCATCAAGCGGAACGAAGAACTTACTACAATCAAAAACGAATGTGTTAGCACCAAAGTTTTTCGGTGATAATGTGAAGTTTACAACACCCATCGAAAGACCAATTAAAATCGTTTCAACTGATTATGCAGTAACGCGCAATGACAACTACATTTTAACGCAAGATATGAGTGCAGATATCACGTTGTATGTACCAAACGCAACGCAATATCGCGGTCAATCAATTACATTCAAGAACATCGATTCAGATTATGAAGTTCAATTGCAACCTTATGGAACGCAGAAAATAGATGATAAAATTCGTTACTATTTAACCACAACAAATAGTGCAGTTACATTGGTAAGTGATGGAAGTAATTGGTATGTTAATAATGAAAATGATACAAGTGTTACTTGGACAATTGATTTAATCGATGTGCAAACAATTGATGTTTATGCACCTTATGATATGCAAATAAATTCAATTCATAATGTTGTTGCATCACCTACAATTACAATAACAGATGATGGTTCACCATATACATTAGGTTCATTTATTCTTGAAGGTTCATTGATTAACATAACTGCAAGTGTTGCATCAGTAATTAATTTAAATATCGAACAAGTATGATAAAAGCGGATAACGTTGTTACGTGTTTAGAGTTCATTAAGAATGACATCAAAGGAAAATCATTTGTATCACAAATCGCGCAAGGCAAATACGAGTTGGATATGCGCAAGTATTACGCATTAAAAGTTTTGCGAATAAGTGTAAACGTTGCGTTTTATCTATTTATTAGTTATCTAATCTTTTTTTAATGGCTACAAAAGAATTCAATATAACTGGCAATGGCGTTCAATATATGAACGATGTTGCACAAGCATCAGAGCAAAGTGCGCAAGGTTTTAAAAGTGCGAAAGCAGAACTACGTGCGTTGCAAAATCAGATGCTCGAAATGGATCAATCAAGCGAAGAATTCAAAAAAGCATCACAACGTGCATCTGAATTAAAAGACAACATTGCTGATTTAGCGCAAGAGTTGAATGCGAACGCAGGTAATGCATTTGAGCAGGTTTCAAATAACATCGGTTTGTTCGGTGACAGAATTATGTCATTAGATTTCAAAGGTGCAGGTATTGCATTAAGTGGTTTTGGTAATGCACTTGGACAACTGAATTTTAAAACCATCAAAGAAGAACTTGGTGGTTTGATTAAGGGTCTTGGTGATATGGGTAAAGCATTGATGGCTAACCCAATTTTTTTAGTTGCAGGTGCGATAGGTGCAGTCATTGCGTATTGGGACGAATTGAGCAAAGCGGTTGACAATTTTACGATGAGTCAAGACGAAGCAATAAATGCAATGATGACGAGTGATGCTGTGATGAAAGAAATGGAGTCGGTTAAAATTCAAGAAGCGCAAATTGAATTGTTAGTGCGTGCGGTTAATGACCATACGTTGAGCGAAGAACAAAGAACATCAGCATTAGAAAAAGTAAATAAAGCGTTGAAAGAAAATGGTATGGAAGCCATTAATGACATCAACGCAACCAACGATATTATCAATGCAAAAAATAATTTGATTGCAAAATTGCAACAAGAAGCAAAGGTTCGCGGTAAACTAAAATATCTTGAAGAACTTTATGCTAAACAAGCGCAATTAATGAATGCAAAGAATACCGAGAGTACGATGCAATTGAGCGAAGCGCAACGTATTGCAATGGATAAAATGGGGTTGACTGGTACAATGTTCGGTGATGCATTAAATGCTTACGCAGATTTTGGTTTGTCTCTTACTGGTAGTACCGTTACTGAATTAGATAATTTGAACAAAGAAATTCAATTCATTAGTGAAGATATTTACAATGACCAGCAAGCAATGAATTCATTGCAAATTGAGAACACTCAAAAAACAGAACAGAAGAAAAATGACATCATAAAAAAAGCAGGTCAAGATAAAAAGAAAACACGTGACGAAATTCTTCAAGAAGAAGCAGATGCATTGAAGAAAGCAATGGAAGAAGCGTATGAAGCGGAACGTGTGAATGAACGCAATTTGGATTTGTTATATGAAACGCAAGGAGTTCAAAGAATCGAAGGTGCGTTACAAACAACAAACAAAGTAATTGAAATCAAGAAAGTTGAAAATGATGCATTAGATGCACTTGATGCAGAACAAGCATTACGCGCAGAACAACGTCAACGCGAATTAAATGCAAAGCGTTTACAAATGGCAAGTGATGTATTTGGTGCGTTGGGAAATCTTGCAGAATCGTTTGGTACTAAATCAGAAAAAGATGCGAAGAAACAATTCGAAGTTGTGAAAGCATTCAATTTGGCACAAGCAATTGTTGCAACATACACAGCAGTTAACAACGCATTGACAGCAGGTGGTAACCCTGCAAAACTTGCAACGGGTGCACAATTCGTTGAAGCAGGTGTAGCACTTGCAGCAGGTCTTGCAAACGTTATTAAAATTCAACAAACGAAATTCGAAAGTAAAACAACACCAAGTGGTGGTGGCGGTGGTTTAAATGGAAGTACAAATGTTGGCGGTGCACCTTCACCATTATCACTTTCGTTCTTGCAAAATCAACCTAATCAACAACCACCATTTCAAGCATATGTGATTAGTGGTCAAGTATCGAATTCAATAGAAGCACAACAATTAATAAATAATCAATCCAAGTTATGATGAATAAAAAAATAAAAGTTATCGAGTATGGAATCGATGACACTGGTATGTTAGGAGTTCACGCAATCAGCGTTGTTGAAGACCCTGCAATTGGTGTTGACTTCGTTGCACTATCTGATGAAAAGCGTTATGTAACACTTGCATCAGAAGAACGCAAGATGTTATATGGCGCGTTATTAATTCCAGACCAATTAATTTATCGTTACGATGAAACGCAAGGCGAGTATTACGTGAAGTATTCAAAAGAAACAATTGAAAAGATTGCACACAATTACTTCAAACAGAACTTACATCACAACGCTACGTTAGAACACGAAGCACCAGTGGTTGGTTTAACGCTTGTCGAGAGTTGGTTAATCGAAGGTGAAAATGATAAATCAAAAGAGTTTGGTTTTTCATTACCAGTTGGCACGTGGTTTGGCGGTATGAAAGTAGAAAACGATGAAGTGTGGAACAAGGTAAAGAGTGGTGAAGTAAAAGCGTTTTCAATCGAAGGTATGTTCGTACCAAAAAAAGAAATGAAGATGTCTGAACAACAAGAACAATGGATCATTGAACTTGAACAAATGTTGCAGTTAGCAAGTGAAGAAGAAATCGTTGCGCGTTATGAAGATTATGTACGTGTTGTAAATATGACTTATGATGAACTTAATGAATGGGCAAAATCTGAATGTTCACGATTAGCATCATTAGACCGTTCACCAATAGAAAGAAATTTAGAATTACTATCCACACCAAAATATGAATGGACAGAAAAACACTTTGAATGGGCAGGTAAAACAATTGCGTTCGTGAATCGTATGCGTGAAAATAGCGCAGGTGATTTGCTTGTTGATAGCGAAGGAAATGATTGTGGAAGTAAGCGTACAATATCACTTAAAAATTGGGCATTTGACCCGAACAAATGAACATCGAAGGTGGTGCATTCTTACGCATTGAATTGAATAATGGTGATGTAAATAACTTCATCAACGCAATTCAAAAAATCTGTAATGAAGAAACAAAAATTGCAATAAAAAAGTATGGATTAAACGAAGAAGAAATAGAGTTATTTAAACGATTGAATTCATACTTCGATTAAAAAGAAAGGTGCTACGTTTAGCACCTTTCTTTTATCAAATATAATTAACAAAAAACAATAACACAGAACAATCATCTGAATTATGAAACAAATATACGTGATGTTCTATTTACTAACTGAATTAATATATAAACACATTATGAACCTAAAAGAAAAAGTACAAGAGTTGTTTGCAAAGTACAACATCAGCTTATCTGTATCAGAAGAAGTTGTTGAAGTTAAGCAAATGACCGAAGGAATTCTTGAAGATGGTTCTTCTATTTACACCGATTCAGATGCGTGGGCAGTTGGTGTTCGTGTTCTTGTTAAAGATGCAGAAGGCAACGATGCACCTTTGATGGACGGCGAATACAAACTTGCTGATGGATCAACAATCGTTGTTACCGAAGGTGTGATTGCAGAAATCAAACCAATGGAAGAAGAACCAAAAGTTGAAGTTGAAATCGAGACATCAACAGAAGTTGAGCAGTCAACAGATTCAATGAATGCTGAATTCGAAGCAATCCTAAACGTTGTTGCAAATCTTGAAAAAGAAATCGCAACACTAAAAGCAGAAAAAGAAAACTTGTCAGCGCAAGTAACAAAACTATCTGCACAACCAGCAGTTGAATCAGTAAAAACTGAATTCAAAAAAGCAGTTAAAGAAGCACCTTCAAAATCATTTAAGCAAATGACTTACGAAGAACGCTTCGCTTACAATCTAAATAAAAACAAATAAAAAAAAGAAAAATAAAAAATGGCTACAACCACTTCACTTACATCAACCTACGCTGGTAAAGAAGCGGCAGGTTACATTCGTTCGGCGTTCTTGTCTAACGAAACATTGCAGTACATCACCGTTAAAGAAAACGTTGAATACAAGCAAGTAGTTCGCAAATTAGTTGACAACATCACTTTCGCAAACGCGACTTGTGACTTCACACCAACTGGTACTGTTACATTAACAGAGCGTGTTTTAACACTTGAAAAATTCCAAGTGCACAGACAACTTTGCAAAAAAGATTTCCTTGCAGATTGGGAAGCAAAATCAGAGCAGAACGGACAACTTCACGCTTCACTTGCTGATGCAATCATAGCTAATATGATGGCAGGAATTGCGGCAAGAAACGAAGTTCTTATATGGAGCGGTGTTAACGCAAACGCTGGTGAATACGATGGATTCGAAACATTATTCTTGGCTGATGCTTCTGTACTTGATGTTTCTTCACCAGTTGCAATTGACGAAACAAATGTTATCGATGAAATTAAAAGATTAGTTGATACTTGTCCTTTGAAAGTTAGACGTTCAACTGAAAAACCACGCATCTATGTTTCATCAAACGTTGCTGAAGCATTCCGTTATGCGATTCTTGGATTGGGCAATGGTTCATACTTGTATCAAGGCGAGACTGTTGTAATGACTTGGTTAGGTCAGTACGAAATCGTTGAATGTCCCGGTATGTCAAACGATACAATGGTGATGGCTCAAGCGTCTAACTTGTGGTTCGGTACAAATCTTCTTTCTGATTGGAATGAAGTAGCTTTGTTGGATATGTATGACAAAGATTTGTCTGACAACGTGCGTTTCGGCGCGAAGTTTTTCGCAGGTGTTCAGTATGGATTCGGAAACGAAATCGCATTCTATCAATACACTGCCTAATTAATTAAATAACCCTTGTACAATTGTGGTGCATCAAAAAACGATGCATCACTTTTGTGCAAATAATACAAAGAAAATATGGCTTGTGAATTATCTACGGGATTTACTCTCGACTGCAAAGATGGGGTGGGCTCAGTAAAGAAAATTATTCTTGTTGACCAAACATTAGTGAGTTCATTTACACTTGATGCAAATGAAATTGTAACTACAATTGTTGGCCCAGCAAGTGGTGATTTGTTTACTTATGAATTACCAACGCAAACTGCATCACTTGAAGAAACCATTAACTTCAATCGTGATAATGGAACGGTGTTCTACACGCAAACGGTGAACGTGATGCTTCACAAATTGTCAAGCGCGAAAAGATTAGAATTACAAACCGTTGCAAAAGCACGTGTAATTGTTTTCGTTTTAGATGCAAACGATAATTGGTGGGCTGTTGGTTATGAGAATGGTGCAGACCTTTCAACATCAACTGCTACAACTGGTACAACGTTAGGTGATATGAATGGTTACACATTAGCATTTACTCACGAAGCACCAAAACGCGCATACAAATTGAGCGGTGCACCTGCTTCAATTCTTGATTAATAAACAATTAGAATTTATGTTAACATTTGGTGGTCACACAACCACCATTTGTTAACTTTACTTACAAGGAAAAATGATTTACTTACTTACAAATACTGCAAACCAAACAACGCATCTAACGTTGAACGAAGGTCGTAGTTATTACACAACTGCATTCACGCATTATTTGTTGGTATTGACTTATGAAATGACTGGTGAATCATTAGGTCAAGTGGTTAGTGTGATAAGTGAGAACGAAAGAATCACCACAATTGAATTAACAACTGCAACACTTGTTGATGCAGGGCGTTACAGATACGAAGTGTATGGTCAAAATTCTTCAAGCAATACAGACCCAACAGATGCAAGTGTTGTTGGCTTAGTTGAAAAAGGAATTTTCGAACTTACTGAAAGCGTGAATTATTATGACGTTTCAACACCAACGATTCCCGTTGATGTAATATATACAGGTACTTAATGACTAACATACAACAATTCAACTTCGCAAAATACCAACCCACCGAAGCAATTGAAAAAGAGAATCGCGCAGGTTGGATTGATTATGGCGACAATAATTTATATCCGCAATACTTAATTAACTTGTATCAAAATTCACCGATTCACAATGCGTTGGTGAATTCGATTGCGTTTATGATAGCAGGTAAAGGAACAGATACGATTCTTGATAATGCGTTAAATGGAATTGCATTCGATTTAAAACTACAAGGTCAATTTGTTGCAGAAGTTATTTGGTCATTAGATGGAACACGCGTTGCGCAAATCAATCACTTGCCTTTCGAGAATTGCCGATTAGCTTACGATAAAGAATGTGAAGAAGTAACTGGTATTTGGTATTCATACGATTGGAATAACACAAGAAGTAAAAAAGGAAAACCATATTTCATTCCATTGTTTGATCCATCGTGCGCGAAAGAATATCCACGTCAAGTAATTTATGAGCATTCGATGTGTGCAGGTTCTATGTATTATTCAAAACCCGATTATTATGGTTCGTTGAATTACATTGAGTTGTCATATCAGATGGGAATGTATCACGTGAATAACATCTTGAATGGTTTATTCCCATCATTCATTATTAACTTCTTAAATGGCATTCCACAAAAGGAAGAACGTGAGCAAATCAGACGTGAATGGGAAGCAAGATTGAGCGGTGCAAGTAACGCTGGTAAGTTCTTAATGACGTTCAAT